TGTTCCCGGTCAGACGGTTAAAGCACAACCTAGGGAGTATGGGGCTGTGCTTACGTCAGATCTTAAGCCCCTTGTTCTTCACGGTGGGATGGAGATGCTTGATCCCTTAGCTGTGGATCTAACATTTAATCACGGTGTGCAAGACGGGGCTTTAGTTGATGGTGCTACCAGAATTTATGGCCTGTTAGGTTCTACTCGATCACCAGTGCCGATAGATTTATTATATGATACAACAAAGCTATGGTGTTATTTTCAGCGTACTTTTTATGTTTCACCCACTGCAGCAGGTGTGGCTTTTGCTACTGGGGAATATTCTATTCTTTTAAAAGGGGCGGATATGCCACGGGCTGCTCACGTGGTGAAGCAAGGTACAGGTCAATTAGAAATTGTGGACGACGGTCCTGCTACTACACTCTATGTTCGAGTAGCTCCTTGTGCTAAAGCTGTTGCTGAGCAAAAGAGTTTTAAGTATCAGTTTCTTTCCGGGATCAGGGGTGTGACGGGTCAGCCTCTTCAGGTGGGTGTTGCTTTAGCAAATGACAATGTTTCGCAAACAAATCCTAATTCATCTTCCGCAACAGCTATACTCAATGCTGCACAGTCTTCTGCCCAAGTAGGAACTTTTTGTAGACCACAACAGATTGTTTTTGCCAATGCCCATACGAAAGAATACTTGGATGCTTTACAAAAGGCCCTGCTTTTATTGGTGCTAGCTCGACCTGATTTACAGCCGGTGGATCTCCTTGAGGGGACGGTATCTGCTGAGGATCTACAAAATATCAAAGATTGTAAAGCGATTACGGAAGGTGTGGCCCTTGAACGTTGTGGTTTGGAGGGGGTACAACATCTTACGGGTGTTGTTTATGACAGAAAGCTTCCATATACGGAGGCTATGAAATTATATGACTCCTCCCCGATCACTTTTCGGCAAGATCTAAAGGCTCGTATTCAATTAGCAGCACATGATATTTATAGTAAGACAGGTCCGATGCCTGAGATGGAAGCTTTTATTGTCTCCCAGACCAAATGGTTACGTGACGCTACCTGGAGACAAGTACTTCAAGCAGGGCATTTAGATCGTTATTCCTCGCTCAGTTCAACTTCAAGTTTTCCCCCCAACTCTTTTTTAGATGTAACACCTTGGGCATCTTTGGATGACGTAACTTTGAGCTATGGAATTGCCCGAAATCCTATTTCTGCTGTAGGGGGATCTGAGGTAATAGGACAAAGAATAATGGGAAACCCAGAGATCACTTGGGATAGGGATCCTCAGATGCAGACAGGAACACTTGGGTTATCGGATGAGACATGGGCTGAGTTTTTTTTGCCCGATGGTGTGCGGGCTTTTTTTAATGATGACCTCCTTCGGAGTTGGCTACGGGAGTGCCCTGCAGGTTTAAGAGCAATTTATGAACAATCTATTACCCCCGAGGGGGACATTGTAGTTTCTGATGAGTTACGCCCCCAGCTAGAGCAAGCAGCTGCAACGGGCATTACCGTCGGTTCAGCGGACCTTTCTCCTGTTTTCTATTTTGGCCCCCCGGGTGGAGATCCTTTCCGTCTTTTCTATTGTCGTGGTTTATTTGTGAAGTCAGATATACAGACGGGGCAGCAGGAGAATCAGGGGAGTCTTTTTCAGCAAGCTGCTTTAACCCTTCGGGTAGCGGGAGCTGCAATTCGACGTCCCCTTTCAGATGGGGAATGGATCTATATTCGTTGGTTAGATACTGTGCCAGGGGTCGAGGATTTCCTTGCCACTTTGGCTAATTGGGTAGAGGCTATTAGAGCCTCTTTACAATCAATAATTGATACAATTAGAAAATACATAGAGTACATTGAGGCTCGTATTGTGGAACTTCAACAATTAATCCTGCGTATCAATTCATTACTTCAATCTATTTTGGGTTTTATGTTTCAAATTCCTAAGTGTTCAGTGTTGACGTTACTCTCAACTGGGACAGGGGGAGTTTTAGCGGACTTAGTGCAGGCGGAGAATAAGCCTAGTGACTCTCCCTTAGCCTATGGGGGTGGTGTGGCCGTTGTAATTCCACTCTTTCCTAGCTTTGCTTTTTTAGATTTGCTATTGGCTTTCTGGAAACCGGAACCGGGGGTGTCCCCATCTGGTTTTATGGGCCAGGATCCTGCAACAGTTCAAGGGATAGATGGTATTCCGGTGGTCCCTCCTGAACCAGTAGAGCCGGATGTTTTGTAGGGGGCCTTTATGTCAAGTTTTTCTAAACTTAGTGTTTGGCCAGTTGGTTACTTTCGGGCCTACTCTAGTTGGCTTTTGAAAAATCGACGGGATATTGCCAGACGTATTAGCGTTATTAATGCTGAGATAGAACGAATAGGTACTGTGAAGGTTGATTATCAGTCCGTTGAGAGTAATGGTGAAACTCGGAAAACGGAACAGCGAACGGGGATTACGGTGACTCCGGGGTCCTCTTTGGGCCGTCTTTTTCGAGCTTATGTTGCAATGGGGGGTGACCCCCTAAGTATCTCACCTTTTGCTTATCCTGAGTCTACGGCTCTTACCGAGGGTGGTACTACTCAGGAGGTTAAAGTACAAGAGGAGTACCCACACGGAGGTGTAGCGGCACCCCGGTCCGCTGCTCCCAATGAACCTGTGTCAACGGATCAAGATCCCGGCTGGGGTGCTTTCCCTGGGGGTTATCTCGAAACGGACGCTTACTATCCCGCAAGGCAAGGTGGCCGTCTTGACCCCGGTAGTTACGATCACGATGGGGTAACTAAGTCTATGCAACAGATTCGGGGTTGGGCAAGTCAAGAGATAAAGGAACGTCAAAATCTTGAATGGCAGATTATGAAGCTTTGTGATCTTCGGGAACAACTTGTTCAAGAACGGGACGATACTTTGGTTCAAGCTTTTGGGGGGGCTGTAACTGGTGTGGGTCCTCTCGATACTACCCGCTTTGATGAGTCCCTTTTGGTACAGAATATTGTACAGGACATGTATGCACTTTTGTATGAGACCGATGATACAGGGCGGACGACCTCTTTTTCTCCCAATAGTCAGGTTCCTTTTCTGCAATTTACTTTTCCTAACGTTCCCTCAGAGGTGGGAAGGGATATGTCAGGTTGTTAAGCGTTGTTTCCCCTATACCCTGGCTTTGAAGGGGAGAATAAAAAATGTCCCGAGATTTTCAACTCGCTAGGTCATGTCCACATTTAACTGTGGCTGAGTATGTTCCTTTAGCATCCGACCGTAGGTCTTTGGTTACTCGACAGCCCGTGGCTAATACAGGAACGGTACGGGTGCTGATGAATGACACATACTTTATCCCTAATTCAGGTTTGTTTTCTCAGGGGACATTAGTTGCAGCTATTTCAGGGCCCTATGATCTTATCCCGGGGGAGGATACGTTAGTGCTAACAACATCCGCCGGGGTGTATAGCTATACCTTTGGTGTTCAGAGTTTAACTCGCTACACGGCTGATCAGGTAGTACAGTTGTTACAACTTGATGGCTTAGAGACTGCTTTTGCAGAAGTTTCAAATGGGCATTTATCTTTTACGGATACTGCTGCGGTAGGTCCAAGTTCTTATGTGACTGTTAGTGGCTCGGCCGCTGCTGCTTTGGGGTTTGGGGCAGCGGGTGTTAGTACCTATCAACGGGGGGCTCGGGGCTCTCGGATTCTCCCCCCCTGGAATCTTTATACCCCTGGGGGTACGTCTACTCAAAAGTATCCTCGCTTTTCAATTCCCGTACAGGGTAACCCCGTTTTTAAGGTGACATACTCTGTACCAGGAAATCGATGCCTACGTTGTGGTGCTACTTACGTGGAAAATGATGCTCAGTTTGATGCTGCGGGGCAAAGTCGAATGGTTGAGAATGAGGACTTGCTTTATCAGGCAGCTCTTAAGATTCTTTTAACAGATAAGGGATCAAATCCATACCATCCTTGGTATGGCACTGATCTTAAGTCCCGTATTGGTTCTAAAGCTGTTTCAGGGGTTGCTACTCTTATTACTGAGGATGTTCGGAAAGCCTTAGCAAGACTTCAGTCCCTTCAAACTGAACAAGCTAAGTTTCAGGCCGTTAGTACAAAAGAACGCCTATATGCTGTAAAAGGGGTTAATGTTTCTCCTCACCAGCAAGACCCGTCAACTTTTATGGTTGACGTAACGGTGCAAAATGCTTCCTCTAAGCCTATTCAATTGAGTATTATTTACACCGTACCTTCAGTGGTAGCATTAATGGGTTCTAATGGGTTGATGTTAGGGACCGAGACTGCCGGAATAGTGCCCGGCCAAGTGACCATTTAAGGGGTTACAAATGGCAATGACTCCTAAGTTTCTAGGCCCAGATGGGCAATATCGTGAGTGGTACGTTTTCACAACGGATGCTACTTATCGTTTTTTTTCAGGCCAGATGGATGCTGATACTGCTGATATGCAAGTATCTATACGGGGAGGGGGCTTTTCCTCTAACCCGGATTACATTCAATTTGAGGGCACTAGTTTTATCATCCCTAACCCATCAGCTTATCCCGATGGGTTACAGCTTTTACAAGGTTCCAATCGCATAGAAGTTAAATCTGTTTTAACAAATGGGGAAACAACAGCAGCGGGGGTCACGGAGGCTAACTTATCCGTGGACCGAAATGTTAAGGCAATGGTTCTTGCTCCCTCGGGAATACACATAGAACGTTTTGATCGCACCGTCAAGCTTACAGTAACTGGGTCAGAAGATCCTTTTGTGACGGGATATAACTTTTATGCCTCGATTGCCCCAGGGGGAGGGTTGTCTGGGTACAAAAGAATTAATCTGCAGCCTGTTATTTCATACACGTCGGAGGAAAAATTAATTCTTTTAGGTACCTTAGAAGTAGATGCCGATGTGGTCTTGAATAATGATGGCTCCCCTGCTGCTAATCCTTTGTATCTTCGTACCCTTGGAATGCAGATTAATCAAGCGGGTGATAGTTTACAGGAGGACTTTGACGAGGGTATTCTTATTCCAGATGAAATAACTCGTTTTCGTGTCGGCACTACCGTAAATGCCGTTGACATAACAAAGAAATTTTCTTTTGTGCACAGCCGTGCCGCCCAACCTACGGATTCCCTAAATCCTGCAGTACCGTACAATGAATTTCAAGCTATTTCAGATGAAAGCCCCTTGTATTATACAGCTACCGCTATTTACTATATTAATGGAGTGGAGTATGAGTCCTCTTTGTCCCCTGAGGTGGCTGGGGCGCCGCTTATTGTAACGCCCCAGGTAGCGGATTTTCCCTCAGTATCCAGGCAGCAAATCGTTCGAGACACTGTGCTGTCTATTTTTAGGTCCCACCCAGAGGTGGATGTAAAGCCTGGTTCCTACTTGCGGGATACTATTATTGATCCCTTCTCTACGGAGGCAGAACGTATTCGTTTTATCGTGGGGTTTCTTCAAGCGGGTCAGAGTTTTACTACCCTGCTAACTATTGATGACCCAAATAGTACACACACATCAGTTCCTGTACGACAAAGCGAGTATAAGTTAGCCCTTATGCAAGCTTTTTATCTTCAAGACACTCAATCAGTACAGAATTTAATAGATAATGCTTTTGATCACTTAGCAGCCAGAAGAGGTATCCAGCGTCGAGCAGGGCAAGGTGCTCGGGGTGAGGTGACTTTTTATGTGACACGTAGGCCTACAAGTACTCGTTATATTCCTATTGGAACTATTGTTTCTAATGGTAGCACTCGATTTAGAACTACCTCGGCGGCACGAATTTCCCCAACAGGGGCAGGAACAACCTATAGTCCTGCTACAGGAAGATGGTCTACAAGAGCTTATATCCAAGCTGTTGATGCAGGAGAGGCCGGAAATTTAACTCGTACCCAGATTTCAATTATTGAAAATGGCCCCACGGATGTATTGGTTACTAACTCAGAGGATACTTATGGGGGGTTAAATACAGAATCTAATTTTGATTTGTCTACTCGTGCAGATGGTGTTTTATCGGGGGTGGACTCAGGTACCTATCGGGGTTATATGCAGAAAGCTTCAGATGTCTCTGGTATCCGTCAGGTGAATGTCGTTGAAGCGGGACATGCTTTAATGATGCGGGACCTAGACGTAACGACGGGAAGACATTGGGGTGGCAAGGTGGACGTGTGGGTTCGGGGAGAGAGTATGGCGTCCATTACGGATTCCTTTGCTTTTTCGTTTGAGACAGTTATTAATGGTCAATTTGAACCTATTGGAGAGATAGGGAATTTAAAATTTCGAGCAATAAATTCAAGTCTTTCCTCGGAGAATCCTCTTATTGAAATGTTGAATATCCCGGATTGGGACATTGAATTTCGTGACCTTACAACGGGTGTAACATTAAGTTTACAAGACGCTGAGATCCTTCGTCCCGATGGATTACAGCTTTCTACTACTTATAATGATCCAACTTTGATTCATTTTGGGGATGAATTTCGGGGTTCTTATCGATTTCGCACAAGTAATAAATATGTTTTTAGCCGTCAACCCGTTACTGCTATTTCCTCTTTCTATCGAGTGTCTGGTGCCGGTGCTCAAAGTATTGTAAGCACCTCAGCCTATGCGTTGTATCACCCTAGCGATCCTATGGACCTTGGACGTTCTACGGAAGCTGGGGACTATCTACAGGTTGTAGAGCCTTTGGATGGGACTCCCCCGGAAAATATTCCGACTGGGGACCCCATTGTAGTTACAGGAGAGGAACATACTCTTCTTCAAGGCCCCGAGTACCTTGAGAATCTTGGTGTGAACCAGTATACAATTCATATTTATAACTTTGATCGGACTATTGAGTATACGGGTCCTTTCAGCCCCCTTACAACCAAGGACTTTACTGTTACAGATGAGACGGGGGAGACTCCGGTAGCTTTTGTTCCCGTTACAGGTGGGAGACTTCTGGAGGGAATGAAAGTCCTAGTTGATTATCAACATGACGAAAATTACCTTGTAAGTTACACTACAAATTCAGTAGTGCAGGCAGTTCAAAATTCTTTGGAGAGTACACGACACTGTACAGCAGATGTTGTGTCCAAGGAAACCATCCCTATGGGGGTTAATATTTCAAGTACAGTAGTGGTAGTTAAGAATCAGTCTACCTCTACCGTTGATGGGAATATCCGTACTGCACTGGGACGTTTATTTGGTTCTTTAAGCTTGGGGCAACCTTTACGCCAGAGTGACGTCATCCAGGCGATTGAGTCCGTGCAAGGGGTTTCTTATGCTGTAGTTCCTTTAACACTTATGGCTCTGCAAGATGGGTCTATCGTTGTAAGGGAAGAGGTGATTACCAGCCAGATAAATACGGATTGGATTCAGCTTACTGGTTCCGGGTGGGAAACGGCAGCGGTGAATGTTTACTTAGTAAAGAACCCTCTTTATAGCAATACAGTAAATGGGGGTGGTGCTATAAACGAGTTTCGGGGTGTTTTCCTAAATGATGTGCCATTAACTTTATACTCCTCTGTACCTCAATATGACGGGACGCCACTTAAAGGAACATCCTACGGGGCTTGTATAATTGGAAAAGACGGGATGAGTATTCCTGGTTTCTCCGGGGTGGCTACGGCAAATAGAATTTTGCTTGCCTTACCCGTTGGTGTAACTCCTTCCGGGGGAACTTTGAAGGTTACCTACGTTGCTGAGGGGGATAGTGGCGTGAAGAACATTGTTCCTGGGCCTACGGAGTATCTGGTGCTTGGAGATCTTGAGTTTATTTATGATGAGGACAAGGACTTCTCGGCACTTGTAACAGGGCGGAGAATCTGATGGCAGATCCAGTAGATAAAACGTTACTACCTGGCCTTCTTGAACAAAACCCAGCCCCTTGGGAACAAGAAAGTCAGGACCGGTTACGTAAAAGGCAAGAACAAGTGGAACGTGTAATGAGCACATTCCGCAAACTTCTGCCAAGTAACTATGTCAGTAATATTCCTGGGCCTTTTTATATGACTCAATTTAGCTCCGCTGCGGAACAGAT